CGCCTGTTTGGTTAACAGATGTTGGAGAGGATAACGGAGCAAAGTATACCCATATAGCACCATATGCAGTAGGGGGAGCATTAATTTGGAAAGTTAATTCTACATCAGTGTAAAAGTATGTATAGTTATTAAAAGCCATATCTTGAATAGTTGCAGTAACAGAATTGTCTATGATGCCCCATGGTATAGGTATAGTTTTAAGTACGGATCCATAAACATCAGTGGAAGACCATGTAATTGAGCCTCTCCTAATCCTAGTCTCCAGTGCATATTTGAAGTCATAAAATGGCTCAGATAAGCTATTAGCAACCTGGTTATCACTCTGAATAGGTGTATTTGTTGTCTCAGCTAAACGTGTATCTAGGGTTGTTAATCCGTGAGTTGAAGAATTTGAGTCCTGTAAACCAATAGGATCATTAGATTGAGCTTCCAAGTTAACCAAAGGGCCTTCGGGTTTTTCCTCGTAATCACTGGGTAATCCGGAGAAAATTTCAGGTCCTGGAAGATGTGTAAAACAATCCATTTGTAACCAAGGTCTAGCTTTCATTTCGTAGACATGAACATTCTTAAATCTGGGAAATATATGTACCCCTACAGCTTGGGAAACAGCAGAGTTAGCAGTTAATTCATTCATCACACTAAAGGCAATAACCCCTAGAGAATAATCTTGGACTCTATCAGGGGCAGATGCACCTTCGAAGGCCCGAAGATATTCAGTGGCTGCTTGCCAAGGAACAACGATTTCATGCCACATATTTGTACCCGAAAAATCCAACTCATAGTTTAAAAAGCGATTGACCTCATTAATTGCAACACTTGGTGCTCCATAGGCTAAAGTAACTAATAGTTTACCTGAGTGAAACATTGTTTTTGGCACAAATACATCAAAGACAAAATCAGCTCTCCAAAATTGGAATTGATTTAACAACATAACATTAGGACTTATTTTAGTATCCGCACCAATAGTAGGATTACTTGACAAAACAGAATTTAGAGGAATAGTTGCAAGAACTTTCCCTACAGCATCTGCATCAGTCCAATCGACCCTGATATCATTACCACGACGGGCACATATTGATTCAATTCCCATGTGGTCCACTTCACAACTTGAAGCTGGTTCCCTAAACATCATAGCTTGGTCGAATTGTAATGAGACAGTTGGTTCTACTCCCATACTCTTACTTAAGGATGAAAATTGAGGTGCTATCGGTACATGTCCTCCACTCATTGGGGGGTTATCCATCGGAAGTGTGGCACTAGCCTTTAGATCACTATTTGGCTTATTTTTTACAGCAAAAGTTTGCTGTGTTGGAATGTCTCCAGTAATATTGTCGTAACTATAATTAATATTCGTACTGGATATATTGCCCTGAGCTTCCAATGAATCAAGTTCAAATGGTTTCAGGGTCTTTCTTTTTTTATTTGAGTCAGCTGCGTTTAAATCACTGTAATTGGTGGTCTTATTTTGCATTGTTAGTTGATTGTAAGCTCCTTCAAAAGGAACTAATTGAGGGGGTATATTCAGCTTATATCCTATTTGAGACAATAGGCTAAAACGCTTGTTTATAGAGCCTCTACTCGCTTGTATTCTAAACATGGTTTCCCATGGCTCGAATGTTATTTTTCTACGTTCACAGCGTAGATGACTCGCATTAATTTCAGCAATCAAAAAATTGTAATATTCTGGACCCCACTGTGAGGCTGTTTCTACTTGCTGATGTATAGTTTGTAAGAAGGTTAGATGTTTATCTCTCGTATATGTCAGGGCTCCTTCAATTGACTCCTTCTTTAAGGCTCCAGTGTACTTGGTGTTGTGACACACCGGAACACAGCCTAAAAATATTGTATCCTCAAAATTAACTAAAGTAGTAGGTAGTTCTTCACCCTTAAATGCTGAACCATATTTCAAGCCTTTGGATTCGAAAAATTTCTGGAAATCGTAAGGATTAACATCGAGATCTTCCGAAAAACTTGTATGGTGATCATCACCTAAGAGAATTGAAATAACATTCTTGTCATAGCTTTCATTTGGGAATATATACTTAAATGCCCATCGTAAATAAAAGTCATTTTGTAAACAATTGATAATGGTTGTTAAAAATCCACCTGAGCAGTTATTATTTTCTATTTTAAAAAGGTAAGGGCCTAATAAATACTGGGAATAACATTCATGTTGAATTAAATAAGATACTGATTTTGGTGATGAATTCAATAATCGTCCACATAATCTATAAGAACCATCCCGAATCGAACTGATGAGAGTTTTATCAAAATTAGAGTAATCTCCGGCTAGAAATCGTCCACACCTCCTCTTGTGTTTTGCAAACAAAACATCCATATCATAGGTGGTGGCATTCATTCCGATAGCATAATCTGAAAATGGGAAAGAATTATGGAATGCACATAATAATGATCCAAAAACTATCCTAACTGCAACAAGTGAAATCATATTATTACAGAATATCACCCGTGTATTGACATCGGCAATTTTCTTTTCGGAAACTAATTCATCCTTGAGATAACC